AGAGACCGGAGTAAGTATGGAGCCGCAAAGCGTGGTGAAGATGCAAAAAACAGGGCAAAAACATTTCCTGGTATCGCAAAAGCGATGGCAGAGCAGTGGGCAGGAGATATTAACTAAATTAATATTTTCCGGGAATACCGGAGGAAGGAAGAATAATATGCAGAAAGTAATTGAAAAAGCTGTGATAAAAATCACACAGGAGATGGAAAGGAACCGAAAAGCCTACAATGAGGCGCGGGGCAGTTATAATGATACAGGATATGACAGGTATTACAATAAAATGACTAAGCTTGATGCCGAGTACGAAGAATTGAAAGCTTTTTTACACCCGGAAGAAAAGAGTGAGGTTCCGGAGGTTTATCGGGAGTGCGATGAGTTACGGCAGATGTTACGAAATCTAAAGAACAAATGGCAATATTTGAGAGCAGACTTGCCAGTGTCAGCGGATACAATTGGTATTGATGACTTGCTTCGTGATGTTCGCTAAATTAGCATTTTGGAGGCGAAAGATGAGTAAGTTTGATTTTGATATATTTTATGGTGGATATGACAATCTGGCAGTCAGCAAAGAGAAATACTCTAAGGAACAGGCGATAGAAATTGCAAAAAGAGAGCTTGAATATAGCGGAAAACAAAACCAGGTGTATTTAGCTATCGGTAATGGATACGCAAGACATAGGGCGGGCAGAAATGAAGATGGTGAATGTTGTGTTGGATGGTGGCTGGAATATGAAGAACATAAACGGAGTTGCCCATGTTGGGTATTCCATGTGACACCAAATGACAAAGAACATTTTTTCAAAGACTATGAGTATATTCCATTAAATATTAATATTTAGGCGATTGCCGGAAAGGAAAAGTATATGACTGTAGAACAGATTGCCATTAGGCAGGAAGTAAGGCAGATGCTTAATGAAGCAGGAATCAATAAAAACACGTTAAAGGATATGGTTAAAGAGGTTCTACAAGAAGAACTTAAAAGGGCAATATTTCAAGCGCTGCATGAGACAAATACAAGTGATGCTATATCAAATAAAATTGAACAGTGCATAGATAAAAGCGCAAGAAGTATTGTCCGTGAAGAAATCAGAGACAGGGTAATGGGCACGTTCGGAAGAATGACGATTTCAGTGGATATTACGGACAAAGAGGGGCAGAGCGTTATAATACGCTAAACTGACATATTAGACATTTAATGGAGGTGTAAAAAAATGATTAAGTGTAAAAGCAAATACGCATATGGTTGTAAATGCGTAATTGATATGAACTGTGATGAGCTTATCGGAGGAGCGATTTGCTGTGATACGGCAGAGGACTTGAATTTTAGCCGTGAAAAGATATTAACCTGTTGTGAGTATGCAGAACCGGAGGATATTAAAGATGCGACTTTGAAAGAATTAAAATGAGAATAAGTAGAAAGGAGGGCCATGAGAACCAGGGACAAAAATTATAGTGACTATGGAATTACAAAAGATGAAGCAAAACGTATAAAAGAATACTGTAAAACAGCCAGCGTAGAAGATAAGCTTACATTGTTCCAGTGTGCCATATCCTCAGCTCCTGGCCTGGAAGTAGAAATATATGAGAGCCTTGTAGGTAACATCGGATATGACAAGCTGAGTAAGAGGAAGAACATACCAATTAAACGGGATGATTTTTATGGGTACCAAAGAAAGACGCTGGATGAATATAGGCGGTTGATGACATTATTTGGGAGGTGGAAAGGATGACAATTGGTCATATAAAGGCAAGCGAGTTATTACGAATTGGTGATAGTATTCGCATACTAAGAAAAAATAAGGGTTGGACGCAAAAAAAGCTTGCTAGCGAAAGTGGCATTCACGAAGTACAGATTAGTAGATATGAAAATAACCATTCACTTCCCAGAGATGAACAATTGCAAAAGCTTACAAGTGCTTTGGGCGTAGAAATAGATTTTTTCACACGAATGGAGGATATACAATATGGCAGGAATCAATAATTACATAAGAATAGGAAAAAGAATGAAACAAGCAAGGATAAAAACAGGTATTTCACAAAAGGAAATGGCAATAAGACTTGGAATATCTCGTTCTTCTTACTCAAATTATGAAAATGAACATAGGGAACCAGGCATTAACTTGATATATTTATTTTGTAAAGAAGTTAGTATGACGATAGATGAATTGATACGGATGGAGTTTATGACAGTTGGTAAAAACTCCAAAATGAACATTGATACTGGAAAACAAATAAAAGATGCCAGAAAAAAAGCAAAGTTAACGCAAGAAAAGTTGGCGCAAAAAGCAGGAATTTCCGTTTTTACCTTGAAGAAATATGAATCAGGCGACCGAAATCCCAAAATTGAATCATTACAAAAAATAGCAAATGCGTTAGGTATTTCGATTACCCAACTTAAAAATATGTAAAAATGGAGGGACGGTTTGATTGCCCTGCTCATGGTAAAATTAGTATAGGACTATTATACCACATGGGGTAAAAATATGATTATTAATCTATTAAAAGAATGATGTGAAAACTGTATTCACATTGACGCAAAAGCAGAAAATATAGTCACATCATACAGAAGTAAGCCGGAATATAATGTGGTAGAATCTACGGCTGCAGCTATCTGGTGTGCGCACATGGAAGTATGCAAAGAATACCGTGAGGCAGAAAGCAAAGATGAATCTTAGTTCAATTATGAAAAAACTCCAGCGCGCCATATTGCAGACCAGACTTGTAATCAAGATATCCACCAGCCAATTCTATAGCGAGGAACAGGGGCGCATGATAACCATATGGATATTAAGCACCCCTGTGCTACAGCAGGATAAGCATGGAGAGTGGAAAACCAGGGATTATGAGATACTGCGGAGTGCATCGGGGATTGAGATTGTGAAGTGCTTGCAGGAGATATGGGAGGCGGTGAAGGGATGGAAAAGATAAAATTGTTACCTTGTCCGTTTTGCGGCGAGAGTCCAGAAAAAATAAGAAATGGCGGATTGAAAGGCATACACTGTAGCAATCCGGGATGTATAGCATTTAATATACAAGCGTTTTATTGCCGTTGGAAAAAAGCTATACATGCATGGAACAGAAGGTATGATAAGGATGGTGGTTAAGTGGAACTTACACCGAAACAGAAAGCGTTTGCGGATTATTACATAGAATGCGGAAATGCGGCAGAAGCTGCGAGAAAGGCTGGTTATAGCTTACGGACAGCAGACGCAATAGGGCGTGAAAACTTACGGAAGCCTACGGTTTCTGCATATATCTCCGAGCGACAGAAACAGATTGATGATTGCCGCATAGCTGATGCCGCTGAAATACTGCAATATCTTACATCGGTTATGCGCGGAGAAGTAAAAGACCAATTCGGTCTTGACGCTCCTTTGGCAGAGAGGACCAAAGCGGCGGTGGAGCTGGCAAAGCGCAAGATAGATACAGATAAGAAGCAGGAGGGCGGCGGGATTACTATTGTCAACAACATACCAAGACCAGACAACAATAAATCTGACTGATGTAATCGCCCCTTCCTTCTATGGTGTTCACTGGGATATTATGGACGGAAAGCATACATATTATGACCTGTACGGAGGGAGAGGTTCCACGAAGTCCTCTTTCATATCTGTGGAGATTGTACTGGGTATGATGGATGACCCAGAGGCCAATGCTGTCATATTCCGAAAGTACGCTGTTACAATTGGGGAATCAGTATTTGAGCAGATACAGTGGGCTATAGATGCGCTAGGCGTTACGGATTTATGGGAATCCCGTACAAGCCCATACCGATTTGTTTATAAGCCGACAGGACAAAAGATAATATTCCGTGGACTTGACAAGGCGAAGAAAACAAAGTCAATTAAAGCTAGTAAGGGATACTTCAAATATTTGTGGTTAAACACTTCTGACCACGTTAAACCCATTAAATTCAGGGAAACTCCTACAAAATAGGACAATCCTGAGCAAAGATTATTCGACATAATATTTAATAAATTCATCTTTTGTGGTATAATATAATAAACGAATTTAAGGAGAAAATACCATGAAAGAAATTTGGAGAATTATTAAAGGGTTTGAGGACTATGAGATTAGCAATACAGGAATGGTAAAAAGCCATAAGCATGGACGAGAAGTCATTTTAAAGCAAAGAGTATCGCATGATGGTTATGTATGGTACAGCTTGTGCATGAATGGCAAACAGTACACAAAGCGAGCAAATAGGCTTGTGGCTGAGGCTTTTGTTAATAACCCAGAAAATAAACCTACAGTTAATCACATTGATGGAGATAAATCCAATAACAACGCAGAAAATTTAGAATGGGCTACCCGCGAGGAGCAAATGCAGCATGCTTATGCAAATGGCTTAAAAAAGCCAGTTCGAGGATATTTACAAGGGAATCATGTTTTGAGCGAAGATGAAGTGAGAGAAATTCGCAGAATTTATAAGGGACATAATAAAGAGTTTGGAATGAACGCTCTAGCAAAAAAATATAATGTAAGTCCTTCTGTAATTGATAAATGCGTAAGAAGAAAAAGCTATAAGAATGTCGAATAATAATGTGCAACGACTATCGAAAGGTATGTTATAGAGAAATCTATAACTGAGAACGAGTAGAGTAAGCCTCAAGTGAGGTTGAAAAAGTGGGGTGAGTGGAATTGGTAACAGATTCCATTTACATGATATAGTCTGAACACCATAGTAATATGGTGAGTGTATACGGAAACGGTATATGCGTAACAAAATTGTGAAGAACTGGACGAATTTGCAGGACCGGAAGAAATACGAACTGTTGAACAATCAGTGTTGCGTGGTGGAAGCAAGTTTGTTGTGTTTAAATCCTTCAACCCGCCTATCAGTCAAAGCAACTGGGCTAATCAGTATGTAAATACGCCAGATGATAGTGCGTATAGACATAAAAGCGATTACCGTTCTGTGCCGGTTGAATGGCTAGGGGAAATGTTTATTGAGCGCGCCGAACATCTTAAAGCCACCAATGAGCGGGCATACAACCACGAGTATTTAGGCTTGCCGGTTGGACTTGGTACAAATATATTTGATATGCTGGATGTACGGACAATCACAGACGAGGAAATTCAGAAATACCAAAGCATATACCAGGGGCAAGACTGGGGCTGGTTCCCGGACCCCAAAGCCTTTATCCGGGCCGCTTACATACCAAACAAAGAATTAGTTGTGCTGCTTGACGAAATGGGGGGATGTAAAATCCGTAATAGTAAGATGGCGGAGGATATACAGGCGGCTGGGTACGATGATTATACAATCTATTGCGGTGTGGATGAAGAAGAAAGTATTATTGATTTCCGGGATGCTGGTTTACCAGCGCGCAAAGCCATTGCAACACCAGGAAGCAGGAAATATACCTTTGAGTGGTTGCAGTGCCGTACAATCGTTATAGACCCGGCGCGCACGCCACGGGCATACAAGGAAATCATAGAATATGAGCATGAGGTTGACAGCAACGGTGAGGTGATATCGGATTACCCAGATGGAAATGACCACTGGATAGATGCACTCCGCTATGCCACAAGCCCATTATCCATGAGAAGGGGGAACAGCGCATAATGAATGTATTAGAACATTTTATTTTGTCTGTCTATAAAATTGAAGATATCACAGATGAATATGAAAAAAAGTTCGGAAAACCATCTAAGGAAAAACTACTGAAAGTTTTTCTGGAGTATGATTGTTATGGACAGAAAGACAGAACGGAATTGGTATTTAGGGAAACAGAATGGAATACGGCAAAGGAAAACGGGTATTTCTTGGCATAAGGTGACTAAATGGGACTAATAACATGGGCTAAAAAGGTGATAGGAATGATATTCAAGCGACAGGCAGAAGAAGATTTCAATGTTGAATCGGTGGTATCCCCGGAGATGGAAAGCAAGATTACAGAGTGCGCCAATATCTACCGGGGTACTCCCTATTGGGTGAATGCTGACGATAACGTTAAGACAATCAATTTTGCAAAGGCCATATGCTCAGAGACGGCCCGACTTGCTACCCTGGCAATCGGAATACAGATTGATGGGAGTGCGCGGGCGGCGTGGCTCCAGGAGCAGATTGACAAGATATATTTCCAGATTCGCCACTGGGTAGAGTATGGTATGGCCTACGGCACAATCATCCTTAAGCCCAATGGAAAGGGACTGGACATATTCACACCGATGGACTTTATTATTACGGATTGTGACAATGAAGGTATCTATGGGATTGTATTCAAGGATAGCTACAGCGAAAATGATAAGTATTATACCCGGTTTGAGTATCATCGGTTTGTCGAGGTCAAGGAGGGGGAAAACACCTATTACCCATATTACATATCCAATAGAGCTTATGTGTCTCAGTCTGCAAAAAGTGTGGGGGACCCGATAGCATTAAACAGGACTAAGTGGTCTGACTTACTTCCAGATACACCGCCTATACTCAAGGCTAACAATGATAAAATAGACGGCCCCATGTTTGGTGTACTCCGCACTCCACAGGCTAACAATTTGGATATCTCATCACCTTTGGGATTGCCAATGTTTGCCGAGGCCATAGAAGAATTAAAGGACCTTGATGTGGCATATAGTCGGAATGTGGGTGAAATATTTGACAGTGAGAAAATTATATTAATTGATGACCAATTAATGCTTGGTGATGGAAGAAATTTAAAACGCCCAGGAGTAAATAAAGTTAAATTACCCCATTATGTAAGAAATGTATTTGGAAATAGTAATGGAGAATTTTACCATGAGATTAATCCATCGTTAAATACTGATATAAGACTTACTGGAATTAATAATCTTCTTTCATTTATTGGATTCAAGTGCGGATACTCCAACGGGTACTTTGTACTTGACGAAAAAACAGGTATGGTCACAGCAACACAGGTAGAAGCTGATGACCGCCGCACTATCCAGTTAATTAAGGATGTGCGCGACAAACTGGAAAGTTGCCTTGATGGCGCAATATATGCGCTCAATGTATATGCTGACCTGTACGGACTGGCACCCGCCGGCAACTACGAAATCACATATGATTTTGGGGACATTACATACAATCGTGAAGAGGACAGAGCAAGATGGTGGCAGTATGTTGTGCAGGGGAAAGTGCCGGCCTGGATGTATTTTCGGAAGTTTGAAGGATTATCTGAAGAAGATGCAAAAGCTATGGTAAAGGAAGCACAGCCGAAGGATGGACCTAGGATGTTTGATGAGGAATAAATTGAGAAGCTTATTAATTTGGATAGTATTCAATATACCACTTGGTCCATTTGCTCCGAAAGTATTTGAATGGTCGATTAGACATAAGGGAAAGAAGGAAGAGTAAATGTTAAGCCCTGATTACTTTGCAAGAATCGCAGAAGGAAGCGAAGAAATAGCCTCACAGCTTCACACATACATTATCCGTCAGATAATAGACCGCATGATGATACGCATAGGCCGCGGCGATGATTACCTGCTCACCTCCTCTGACCGATGGCGAATACAGATATTGCGGGATGCAGGATATCTGCTGAAGGACATAACGGCAGAGTTATCCAAAATCACTAATCGACAGGAAAAAGAAATCAAGGCTGCAATGGAAGAAGCGGGAGTCAAGGCCCTGGAATACGACCATAAAATATATGAAACTGCTGGTTTGTCTCCAACACCGCTTACCCAGTCACCACAGCTTATTCGGTTGATGGAACGCAACATGACTGCTACTATGGGGGAGTGGGAAAACTATACTAGGACCACAGCAGAAGCCGCACAAAGGCTTTTTATAAACGAATGTGATAATGCATACCACCTTGTATCTTCTGGGGCTGTATCGTACACACAGGCTGTCAAAGAGGCAGTTAATAATGTGGTATCGGGCGGAGTGATAGTACAATATCCTTCGGGCCACAAAGATACCATAGAAACTGCCACAGCGCGCACAGTACGCACCGGAGTAGCCCAGGCCACGGGAGATATCTCTATTAAGCGTATGGAAGAAATGGATTGGGATATCATACTGGTGTCGGCGCACATCGGGGCCAGAACCGGTGACGGAGGGCAGAATCCGGGCAATCATTTATGGTGGCAAGGGCAGTTTTATAGCAGGACTGGAAAGGATAAGCGCTTTCCTCCATTTTCCCATACTGGATACGGAACAGGTGAAGGGTTATGTGGATGGAACTGTCGTCACTCCTTCGGAAGCGGTGATGGGGTAAACAATCCATACAAAGACATCCAAACCGCAGACAATTACAAGGTTGAGCAGCTGGAGAAGCGGCAGCGAACGCTTGAACGCCGCATCCGCAAGACCAAGCGCGAGGTTATGGGCCTGCAAGAGGCCGTAGAGAAATGCCAGGACGAGGCGGCAAAGTTTGAGCTACAGCAGGCGCTTGACCGGAAATCCTACTTGCTATCCAAGCAGTATAAGGCATATAACGAGTTTTGTAAGGAGAATAACCTTAGAACTCAGTCAGAGAGATTACAGATTGCCCGCTGGAGCCGTGAACAGGCTGCAAAGGCCAGAGGGGCGGTGAGACGGTATCAAAATGCGAAAGGGGAATGAATTTGAATAGATGGAAACCATATAACCCTAACCCAGTCCGTAATCAGCGTGTAGGCGACTGTGCCATACGTGCAATCTGCAAAGCAACCGGACAGGATTGGGAAACCGCCTTTGCTGGCGTTATGGTGGTGGCGTGCGAGAAATCAGATATGCCGTCAGCTAACAGCGTGTGGGGGACATATCTCAGGCGCAACGGGTTTCGGAGAAACATTATACCAGACGAATATCCAGAAGATTATACCGTGGAAGAATTTTCGGCAGACCACCAAAACGGAGTATTTGTTCTTGGGCTTGATGGTCATGTGGTAACGGTTGTGGATGGATTTTACTGGGACACATGGGACAGCGGTCAAGAAATACCAATATACTACTGGGAAAGGCGATAATTTATGGAAACATTAAACTCTATTATGGTTGTATGCGGTTGGCTTATTACTCTTGGAGGCGCAGGAGCCGTAATATACAAATTGTTGCATCCGGCATTTAAGCTAAAAAATCGAGTGGATAAATTAGAAATAAATGTGGAAAATGATTATAAATCTATCAAAGAAATAAGAGATATGCAATCTCTTTTATGCCAAGGAATGATAGCATTAATTGATAATCGTATAACCGGTAACAACATAGAGGGTTTAAAAAAAACCAAAGAAGCTATGATAAAGCATTTGTCAGAAGGTATTTAAGGAGCGTTGCGTTGAAGGTATATGACTTTACAGTGCCAGAACTAAACTATTTTCGTACATATTGTAACTTTACGGATGAAGAACGGGCACTGTTTGAGTACCGGGCCAAGAACTATCCTTTGGAGTATTGCGCTGAATTAATGAATGTAAGTGTATCCACAGCAAAGAGATTGAGCAGAAAAGTAAACAACAAAATAATCCGATTATGTTGATACTTGCGTGATACTTTTATAAGTCTTTGACGACCTGTCAAGGGCTTATTTTTTATGGGATAATTGGATTATAAAAGAACGGAGGGGATATAATGCCGCAACCATTTATCAATCCAAACTATCTGAATACATATCCAAACGCATATCCTTATCAGCCACAGATGCAACCACCTATGGACCGATTGCAGCAGCTACAGGCACCATACCAAATGCCGCAACAGACGCAGGTTTCACAGGTCCCGCAGACCAACCAGGGAATATTATGGGTGCAGGGTGAAGCCGGGGCAAAGTCGTATTTAGTAGCGCCAAGCACATCCATATTACTGATGGATAGCGAAAATGAGTACTTTTATATTAAAACAACAGATGCAGCAGGTATGCCAACACTCCGCACTTTTGAATATAAAGAGATTGTTAATGGACGGAAAAAGGAATCTACATCGGCTGAAAATCTGGATGAAAAGTATGTTACCAGAAATGAGTATCAGGATTTAAAGGCAAAATATGATGAATTATATGGACTTTTAGAAACCAGTACAGCACCAACAGGAAAGGGGAAGTAATATATGAATCCATTATTTAACATGTTAGGTGGAATGGGTGGAGGTAGCCCAATGGGAGGAATGATTCCTGGGATGGGCGGAGGAAACAACCCCATGCAGATGATACAGAAATTTATGGAGTTTAAAAACAATTTCAAGGGAAACCCTCAAGAAGAAGTACAGAAGATGCTACAGTCCGGCCAGATAACTCAGCGGCAATTAGACCAGGCCCAACAAATGGCCCGGCAGTTTCAGCAGATGCTTAATAACATGAAAAAATAGTACATAAATCAATGCGCATGATTTTGTAAATATATTTTAAAGGAGTAGACAATTATGGATTCAGGCTATAGTTTAGCAGACATTGCCGCCGCTACAGGAGGAACAAACCGCAACAATGATGGCTTTGGAGATGGCGGCGCATGGTGGATTATTATACTGTTCTTATTTGTTTTCTGTGGCTGGGGCAATGGAAACGGCTTTGGAAACAATGGAGCAGGAGGTGCAGGATTGCAGGGATTAGCAACACGTGCAGACATCAATGAGGGATTTGCCCTCAACGGAATCGAAAATGGTATAAGGGGTATTCAGCAGGGCATTTGTGATAGCACGTATGCGCTGAACAACACCATTACAAGCGGTTTCAGCGGAGTGGACCGTAGCTTATGCCAGATGGGCTATCAGCTCCATGATTGCTGCTGCCAGACACAGCGCGCAATTGATGGTGTAAATTATAACCTGGCTACACAGTCATGCGATACCAGAAACACCATTCAGACCGCAACTAGGGATATTCTGGACAACAACAACAGCAATACAAGAGCTATTCTTGACTTCTTAACTCAGGATAAGATTTCTACCTTACAGGCGGAGAATCAAACCCTTAGATTCCAGGCAAGCCAGACTGCCCAGAACGGATTTATTGATGCAGTTGGTAACTCAATCGTTGCACAGCTTCGTCAGCCGCAGCCTGTACCGGCTTATACGGTTCCAGCGCCATATCCATATGCCTCTAACTGTGGTTGTGGATGCAATACTGGATGCGGGTGCTAATGAGAAACGAACAGTTTTACGATAATCTTGCTCTGTATGCAACTGCATTGCAAATGATAAATTTGCTTTTGATTGTTGGTGATGTGTCAAATAATGATATTATGGAAGCATTGCAACAGGAGAATAAGGAATACATGGAAAAGATTATCGACCAAAACAACCGCATATTGCGTATCTTGTCCGAAAAGGACATGTCTACTGAACAGTAGTATTACACACATGGAAGGGTAGGCATAAGCTTGCCCTTCTGTGCATATAAGGAGGATTTATTATGGCAGATTTTGTAACTGCTGGGACACAGACTGTTGCAGTCAATGCAAGCGTTCTGTTTGCTGCAAACAGGATATATTCTTGCAATTGTCCAAATATAAGGCATGAGGCACTCTCTGGTAGGGTAGTTTTGCTTCCTGGCCTGTACCGCGTAGGATTTAATGGAAACTTTTCCACAGCCGCAGCAGGTGACGTTATTTTTGAAGTACAGCAGGACGGCGAAGGCATTCCCGGTGCAAGAATCCAGAACACGGTTGCCGCCGGCGCAACAATCAATGGAGCGGCAACCGTAGAAGTAAGGGTGTGCAAACCATGTTGTGCTACCCTATCAGTAAAAAACGTTGGAGCCACAGCAGCGACAGTATCAGACGCTAACCTTGTTGTTAGCAGAATAGGTTAAGGGGGTAAGGCTATGAGCTATAAGATGATGCAGAATATCCATGAAGAACTGGATAAGATTGCGGAAAAGGGCCTGAACACTAGCAACCTTGAAACCGCATACAAACTGATAGACATGTGGAAAGACATGGAGAATGTGGAGTACTGGAAGTGCAAAAAAGAGTACTACAATCAGGTAATGGACGAAATGGATGGCGGAGAATACAGCGAAGCGCGCCGCAAACGCGACAGCATGGGACGTTATAGCCGTGCTGATGGAATGTCACAGGACTATGATAATGACAGTTCTTATCGCGGCACACGTGGAAAGCATTACGTCAGAGGTCATTACAGTCGCGCCACTGGACCGGCCTATGACGACTACATGAATCAGAAGCAGAGCTACAGAAGCGGCGGGAAAGATGAAGATTGCAAGCGGCGTATGCTTGCAGCCCTGGAAGAGCATATGGACGAACTGACAGAAGAATTAGGCGAAATGTCGAAAGATGCTGACTGCCGGGAAGAAAGAGAAACCATGAAAAGGTATATTGAAAAGCTTCGTAATATGATGTAATAAATTGGCGGTGGGAAAAGTCCTGCCGCCTTTTAATTGTATTATAAACGAAATCACTAATTGCTTTTTCGCTCATTGTACCATTTTAAAAAATCTCCAAATATCTGATTTTCGGCAGTTTCACGCGCTTTAATAGCCTCTTGTTTGTCTGCAAAGCTCCCAAGATAAAAGCGTTTTCCTTGAAAGTATATGTAAGCAATCCAAGTATCTGATTTACCTTTCTGTCGATGCAAAGATACTCCTCTATGCCCAGACGATGTATTTGACTGGGGCTTTTTAGAGGTAATGCGGGATATGTTTGTTCCCAAAACTTGACCGACCTTATCAGGCAATGGCCTGTTTTTAAGATTCCTAGCTTTATAGCAACCGCATGAAATAATTTCTCCACCAGTGACCAGACCAATACGCCTTATAATATGCTTCCCGCATAGGATGCATTCAAATTCCCACAAATAGCTTCTGTTCTTCTTATCTCCGGTACACCTAATTGCCTTAAGATATCCATATGTTTGTCCCGATATATCTTTTTTTGGTGCCATACTATCTCCTATATTAAATCATCCACCTCACAGTCAAAGGCTTTTGCCAATGACAAGGCATTACGCAGGGTCATGTTGCCAAGGTCCCTTTCTCCAGATTCAAATTTTTGTATCTGGCGGATATTCATTCCTGCGGCGTCAGCTACCTGCTGCTGAGTCATGCCGGCCAGGGAACGTTGATACAATAGCTTGTTGATATTATTGTTGTGGCAATCTCTGCCATAGCTGGATGCGGAGCAGGCCCCACAAAGTCCATCTATCCTAATACAATCTGGGTATCTTCTCATGATTTCCTCCATTATTTTATGATAAACAACACTTCTGCATCTTTTAAAATAACTTCACCTGCATCAAAACCGTACTCGTAACTATCGCTTGCAATCAAGGCAATGTAGGAACCAAAATATCCATTACCATTAAGAGCTTCGGCGGCTTCTGGAGCGTTTAAATCAATGGCGCATACACCGTCAAGCTCTTCATCGGTTTCCTCTTCGTCAATCCACACCTTTGAGTTATGGTCCATAGCGCCGAGTTTAAAGGGCTGTTCCTGAATGCGGATTCCAAACCTACTATATTTAATATCCCAATCATTGGTATCTATCATTTCTTTTAACTCGGCTACTGTCATTGTTTTAACCACCTTTCCTTATCTCTGATTATATTATACGCCCAAAAGGGCGGAAAGTCAATAGTATATTTAAAATGTGGGGACGATTATTTTTTTTGAATAAGGTAAAATGGGAGTAGGAATAAGCAGAAAGGGTGAAAACATGGTAAAAGACGGTTGGGTGTACTGCCCTATATGTAACAATAAAACTCGGACTAAAATACGACCAGATACGGTTGCGAAAAACCTTCCCGTATTTTGCCCTGTATGCAAGAATACATCTATAATGAATATTGCAAAAGGAAACGCAAGTGATTTAGATAAAAGTGGTTTATCACCTGCGACATAACTTTAGAGCCAGACGCCAGACGCAGAGCCAAACAAATGCAAGAGTTTGTTTGGCTCTTTCTTTATATTGACCTCCCTCCTATAGCACATGTCCTTAAAAGAAACAGGTTCTAGCGCATAGCGTGAACAGCCTGGAGGTTGAAAAGCGGATGCAATTTCCGGCATGTGCGTTTTTGGACAAGTCAAGTCCTACAAAATGGCAACCGTTGGTGGACGGTTACACACCTACAAATAACCTAATAACGGAAAAGGAGAATCATCAGTGAAAACCGAAGAATTAAAAGCACAGGGATTGACAGAGGAACAGATATCTTTTGTCATGGCTGAAAATGGGAAAGACCTCAAAAAGTTGCAGAAAGAAAACGACAATCTGAGCGCGGACCGGGATACCTGGAAAGGAAAAGCAGAAGCAGCAGAAACAACGCTGAAAGGCTTTGAAGGGGTTGACCTGAAGACGATGCAGAAAGAGTTGTCTGACTGGAAACAGAAGGCTAAAGAAGCCGAAAAAAAAGCCCAGGAACAGATTTATGAGCGTGATTTTGCGGACGCACTAAAAACAGAATTTGAAGGAATTAAATTTTCCAGTGAGGCAGCAAAACGGGCAATCATGGCAGAAGTGAAAGAGGCCGGATTGAAATTGAAAGATGGGAAAATATTGGGCTTAAATGACCTTATTTCTCATATGAAAGAGAAAGATGCTTCGGCGTTTATTGATGAGGGACAACAAAAAGCACAGCAGAACGCAGCGCGGTTTACACAGCCTTTCCAGAGGCAGAATCAGAGCGGAGGAATAACGAAAGACCAGATTATGGGGATTAAGGATGCCTCCGAGCGGCAGTCCGCTATTGCTGCGAACATTCATTTATTTGGTAAAGGAGAGTAAAAATGTCAGCGAAAACTAACTTGATTACAACAGGAGATATTCATGTAACGGCTCGGGAATTGGATTTTGTTACCCGGTTTGAAAGAAACTGGCAGCACCTGCGGGATATTCTGGGCATTATGCGCCCGATTAAAAAGCAACCCGGCGCTACGCTGAAAAGCAAGTACGCCGAGGGAACGCTGGAAAACGGAAAAGTAGGAGAAGGAGAGGACATCCCTTACAGCAAATTCGTAGTTAAGGAAAAGGAATACGCAGAAATGACTATCGAAAAATATGCGAAAGCCGTTTCCATCGAGGCAATCAAAGACCACGGATATGAAAATGCTGTGCAAATGACAGACGATGAATTTTTGTTTCAGCTTCAGTCGAATGTAACAGGGCGATTCTATACATATCTGAACACAGGCACACTTACTGGAACGGAAACTACATTCCAGATGGCCCTTGCTATGGCAAAAGGAATGGTAGAAAACAAATTCAAACAGATGCACCGTAATGTTACGGGGGTGGTTGGATTTGTGAATATTCTGGATGTATATCAGTACCTGGGTGCCGCTGAAATCACTGTGCAGAATCAGTTTGGTTTCCAGTATCTTAAGGATTTCATGGGATTCAATACAATCTTTCTGCTATCTGATTCTGAAATAGAAAGTGGAAAAGTAATAGCTACACCAGTGGAAAACATTGTAATGTACTATGTTGACCCAAATGAAAGCGATTTTTCACGGGCTGGTCTGGTATATACTACTGGGGACGGAGAGACAAACCTTATCGGATTCCATACCCAGGGTAATTACAATACCGCTGTTTCCGAAGCATTTGCAATAATGGGACTTACCTTGTTTGCAGAATATATTGACGGAATCGCGGTTGTTGATATTACTGATAATCCCGTTCTTGGAACACTGACGGTAACTTCTTCGGCCGGAAGCACATCAGGAAACACAAAATTAACCATTGAACCTTCCCTCGAAACAGGACACATGTACAAGTACAAAGTGGCAGCTGATTCCGCTCCAGAAGTGAAATATGGTCAGAATGTAAAGACGTGGACAGCATGGGACGGTAAATCTGATATCAAGGCAACGACCGGGAATCATATCACAGTAGTTGAGTGTGACAATACCTATAAGGCGTTGAAATCTGGAAATGACGATGTAACGTCTCACTCTTAAAGAAAGGAGAATCCGGCATGGCATATGCAGACTATGAGTTTTACACAACAAAATACTACGGCAGTTCCATACCGGATTCCCAATCATTTGATAAGCAGGCAGAACGGGCAAGCGACTTTCTTGACATTATAACATTTGAACGATTGGTTGACGGCCTCCCAGACAATGAACGAGCGCAAACCAAAATCAAGAAAGCCGTATGTGCCTTAGCTGATAAGCTGTATGGTTTGGAACTGGCAGAAAAACAGGCGCTATCTGCCGCCGCTGGAAGTATAACCAGCGGGACCGGCGGCGCAACCACAGGTGTTATCACGTCAAAGTCATCCGGTTCCGAATCAATCAGCTATGCATCCCCGTCTGAAATAGCTAACGGAGCTAAAGCCTGGAGTACTGTATACTCTGCGGCAGGAGATGAACAGGCAACCAATAAACTCCTGTATGATACTGCAAAGGTGTATCTGATGGGAGTAAGAGATAACGAAGGGACACCGCTTTTATATGCAGGATTGTAAAGTGAACATTCTGGGGACAGAATGGGAAATAAAGTTCGGCGATGAAAGTCAATACCCAAACCTAGAAGGAATTGACGGCTATTGCGATTCATCCATAAAAGAAATAGTTGTGGATGACATGAAGAAAAGCGAAGGAAGAACTGGGGCAAAAGAAAATCTGAAAGAATATCAAAGAATCTGTCTCCGGCATGAGATTATCCATGCGTTTATGGAAGAATCTGGGCTGTCTGGCAATTTTGAGCATAAGTCAATAGGGATTGAAGAAACCACGGTTGACTGGTTTGCCATTCAGTTTCCTAAGATTTTCAAAGTATTCAAGGAATTGAATTTACTCTGATTCCAGAAAGGATAAGAAATGGACATTACAACATTGGGAACATGTGTAGCTATTGTGGCTCTGAGCTATGTGGTTGGTCTTGGATGCAAGGCTGCAAAGAAAATACCGGACGAATGGATTCCGGTTATTATGGCTGTTGTGGGTGGTGTTCTTGGCGCGCTTGGTATGGGAACTATACCAGACTTCCCGGCATCGGACTACATCACGGCCGTAGCAGTTGGAGCTATGTCTGGCCTTACGGCTACGGGAGTTAACCAGATGTATAAGCAGGCTAAGAAATGAGTAACTACCGAAACCGCAGAAATTATGAAAATCTGGAGCGCCAGATATTTGACGGCGTGGGAAAATACGGAATACCGCAGATAAAACCAGTAACCTACGAGAAAGGCTGTGAATGGATTGGTTTCAACTATGCCAAGACTTGTAAAGAGCCTGAAAAGAAAGGTGTACATTTCTTCCTTGATGATTACCAATTCAATAGGTTATGGACGGATGTTGACCGATACATACCCATGTTACAAAAATTCCGTTATGTAATGTCTCCAGACTTTTCCACCTACACAGACTTTCCAAAAGCTATCCAGATATACAATCATTATAGAAAACATTGGGTAGGCGCATATCTGCAAGAGGCAGGGATACAAGTTATTCCCACGATTTAATGGAGTACGCCCGACAGCTTTGAATGGTGCTTTGACGGAGAGCCACAGGGTGGTGTTGTGGCGGTATCGTCTTTAGGCGTGATGAACAGCAAAGAAAAGAAAGAGTTGTTTCTGATAGGCTACAAGGAAATGGTACGGCGCATTTGCCCGGACACGATTATCTTTTATGGTTATGTGCCAGATGAGTGCATGGGGAATATCGTGAGGGTACGAGCGTTTACAGAAAAGTTTAATGAGGTGTTGTGCAATGGGTGGTAGAGGTGGGGCGAGTGGATTATCTGCTAAAAACCAGAAAATTTCTTTCAAAGGATTGCCAACTTTAAAAGGTTCAGAAAAACAAGTTAAATGGGCCGAACAAATTAGAAATAATGCTATTGATACTATCAATAGAAATATTGATTTAGCTAATGAAAGGATAAAGAAGTATCCAAGCGCTCAAAAAAAATATCAAAATGAAATTGAATCTTTGCAAGAAATAGGCAAACAACTGAAAGAAGTATTATTAAAAGTATCTAATGCTTCTCAAATTATTGAAAAGCGTCACATATTTGACTCGTCTAGAATATTGGATGAAGCGTCAAAAATCGAACAAAGAAAAAAGAAACGCTAATAGGTGATTAATATGTACAATGATACAGTAACAGTATTTAACTACTATGAATCATCCACAACTGGTGTTGGTATCTGGTATCCACATGTATTATCAGGCGTTGACCTTAATACCGACAAAGGCGCAATACTAAAAAAGTATGGGCCAGACAGCACGGATAATGCAGAGTTACACATAGTATACGAGTTACAGGATGGTAAACAGATAATCCGCGATGCTGACGGTAAAGAATTGCCGTGGCTTCCTCCGAAGGAGTGGATGAGACAGGTAAATGATTTGCTGGACGATACCATTACCTTTGATGCATCGGATAATTGCTTTTTCTGGGAAGGGGTATGGGATAACGGCCCGGTAAACGATGAAGATTATCGTGACGGTTTTTATGCTTATATGAATAATCGGTATGACTTCGTATATTTGGTATCCTCTGTTGGAGGTCCATACTCTGTGATTCCTCACTTTGAGATATTGGGGAAATAATATGGCAAGCAAAACAACACATTTTAAAGGCTTTTCCGTTGTTGATGGAGAGATAAAGATTACGCTCAAATTATCCCGGTTTGATAAACAATTTCAGCATGCTCAATATGAGCTTGACGGAAATGTAATGAATAGTATGGTTCCTTTTATGCCTATGATTACAGGCGATTTTGTGGATGTTACCAGGGCCGCAAGTGCTGCAATACAAGGGATTGGAAAAGTGTATGCTGCCTATGGACCTGCTGGTCGTTTTTTATATCAGGGTAAAACTATGGTTAGCGTTGTTACTGGTAGTACCTGGGCTACAAAGGGTACTAAAAAGGTATTAGTAAGCCAATATAGAGGAAAAACCAAAGCAAAAGAGGATTTACAGTATACCAAAACAGCGCATCCTAAGGCACAGGCTAAATGGTTTGATGCGGCCAAAAAGGCAGACGGTAAATCATGGATAAAGCAAGCCAAGAAAACGGCTGGAGGTGGAAAACGTGGGTGATGAACGAAAACCAATAGGAAAAGATGCAAGCGGATATGATGTGTTGACAATTGCTGTAAAGGCTTTGCTTAATCAATTTCCCGGTTTGTATGAAAATGAAACCGTTAAGTTTGAAGAATTGGGTGAGGATAGTGGGATTGCATTTTCGGCAGATAATGGAGCCTTAATCTTTTCTGAGACTGAGGATGTACTAGGTGGAGTGCGCCAGACCTGCCAGTATCCCTTCTATATTATATACCGTACATCATCCACAAAAGAGCGTCAGAAAATGAGCATACAGGAATTTCTTGATACGTTCGGAAAGTGGCTGTGTCGTGAGCCGGTTGTGATTGATGGGAGTGAGGAACGATTATCAAATTATCCCACATTATCCCAAGGAAGAAAGATAACCAAAGTTACCCGTGACAACTCTTATGGCCTGGAACCGCAGGAAAGTGGTGTGCAGGATTGGATACTTCCAGTATCGATAGAATATAAATATGATTTTGAAAGATGGTAGAGCCAGACGCTAAGACGCAGAGCCTTGTATGGTGGCGCTATATTTTTATTTGAAAGGAGAAAGACAGTGGCAACGTGGACTTATGCCGATGGAGAGGCAAAAAGAAAAGACTTTATGGTATTTTGGATAACTGATGGAAGCACCACAAATATCACAAAAGATAAACTTGAAATTATTGGAAAAGGCGTTGAAGATATGCCGATTTCGATGAATCCAGAGACGGAAGAAAGCCAGGATGTGCTTGGAAATAATAACTATGACATCACCGGCTATGCAGAAAGCATGACAGTGGACCCAACCAATGTATCTGGAGAAAGTAAATACGCTCAGAAGATAGATACGCTCATGGAAGAAAGGGCAACTCTGTCAGATTTGAGATTGAAATATCTCTGTGTAAAGCGATACAAAACCGATAGTACCGGAAATATGCGTGCATGGGTGCAGGAGGGTGTTGTTGAGTTGGGAGACTTTGCAGGAGGCCTGAAAGGTGTTTCTGCAACGCATACGGTGCACTATGTAGGTGATAGGACTCTTGGCGCTGTAAACCCTACAACGATGACTTTTACGGCTGATGGAGCTTCTTTGTCAGAGTAAAGGAGGATAAATTATGCCTAATATTCCAATAAATATTGAAAGCCCAGTTAAATACTACGATTTTACGGACCAGCATGGAGATGTGCTGGCAACTTTCAAATTTGTTCCAACCGACCTTGACATATTCGAGCGGCAGCAGAATGTGTATAAAGCATTCGAGGATATGTGGATGGAATTAAAAACAACTCTTGATAACAAGAAGAAGGAAGAAATGTCGTTAGAGATAATTAATAAATATGCAAAGTCGCTTCAGGAAAAATTTGATTATCTATTTAACGCAGACACTTCTGGCTTCTTCAAAATCGCCAGTCCATTTACCCCTATGGAAAATGGCGACCCTTGGGCGCTGGTGATACTTGAGAGCGTTAAAAAAATTATAGAGCAGGAAACGGGTAAAAATTTCACGGAAATGGAAAGTAAAGCCGGGAAATATACACAACAGTATAATGCTGGTCCTGGAAAATATCCATTTCCTGTCAAATGAGTGCAGCGTGGTCCCTCCCATATTCTCTCTCTGTTAATGGGGTAAATTATGAAATTCGTGAGGACTTCCGGGCAATATTAGATATTTTATCAGCCTTTGCGGATGAAGAATTGTCTGACCCAGAGAAAACACAAGCAATGCTTGAAATTCTTTACTGGCCCGTTATCCCGCCTCCGCAGGATTTAACAGAAGCGGCAGAAAAAGCATTATGGTTTATCGACTGTGGTGTGGTGCATGAAGATACTCCATCACCGCGCGTAATTGACTGGGAACAGGACGCAGGAATTATTTTCCCGGCGGTTAACAGGATTGCAGGGTTTGAAACACGCGGATGCCAGATAATCCATTGGTGGACTTTCTACGGATGGTTCATGGAAATTGGGGACGGATTGTTTTCTCAGGTCCTTTCTATCCGGCAGAAACTGTCAAAAGGGAAGCGCTTAGAAAAGTGGGAGCAGGAGTTTTTACAGAACAATAAAAAGCTATGTGAACTTGAAAAATCCACTGACAAATCTAAAGAAGAATTTGATTATTTTGCAGAGTTGCTAAAGTGAGGTGATATCTTTGCAACCTGATGGAACTGTATTAATAGATACTAAAATCAAAACGGATGGTGCAAAAACAGGAAGCGAAGATATCAAAAGAACGCTATCCGGCACAATGGATTATATAAAATTGCTACCTCAGGCTTTTAAGGATATTCCAGGCATTATGAAACATACATTTTCATCTGCTTCTAAATCCATACAAAGTCTTGCTCCAAGTGTACGCAATTTGCAAGATGAGGTGGACCAATATAAAGATGCATTGTATTACGCTGAAAAGGCTGGTTATGGACTTGGCGATGCGCCATATGACAAGGCATTAGCAGGATTGCAGCGGGCTAAAAAAGCAATGCAGGATTACAAGAAAAAGTTGCTCGGTGTTGATAATGAACAAAAGAAGGCAAGCAAAAGTGGAAGTAAGCTCAATAAATCATTAAAAGGTACTGAGAAAGCATCCCGAGGTGCACGAATGGGATTGGGCCGAATGCTTGCAACATCTATCTTATTTAGCACTGTATTCCGTGCCATTTCCGCAGTAACGGGCGGATTAAAAGAAGGTATGGATAATCTGGCCCAGTATTCAGATGATACCAATAAAGCGTTATCCATGCTGATGTCCAGTATGACCCAGCTTAAAAACTCTTTTGGCACAGCCTTTTCGCCGTTGGTTGAGTACGCAGCTCCGGCCCTAGCACAGTTTATCAATTTGCTATCCCAAGCCGTTACCTGGACGGCGCAACTTCTGGCAGCATTAACCGGGAAGGATACATTTGTTAAAGCGGTTAAGGTCCAGCAGAATTACGCGGACAGTCTGGACAAAACCAAAGACGAAACAAAAGATGCAGCCAAAGAAACAGAAAAAGCATTAGCGCCATTTGATAAGCTGATACAGATTACAACGGGAAAGAAAAAAAGTGAAGATAAGAACGAGCTTAAACCTGAGGATATGTTTGCCACCGAGGAAGTATCCAACGATATTAAGTTGCAGGCCGAAGCGATAAAGAATACGCTTGGGAAACTGTTCGACCCGCTTAAAGAATCATGGCTTGAAAATGGTCCACAGGTAATGAGTTCATTACAAAATACATTCTCAGCTATTAAGCAACTTGCAAGTGATGTAGGTGCATCATTTATGCAGGTTTGGAATGTAGAAGGGTATGGGAAAGCAATAACAGATAATTTACTTATAAGTTTTGCTAACTTGTCTGATACAGTTGGTATACTTGCAACTAAATTTGATGAAGCATGGACACAGGGAGACAGGGGAACCAGTATTATGCGGCATCTTGGAGATATTGCATTAACTGTTTCTGATTTTATACGAAAAGCAACAGAAAGTATTAAAGAGTGGTCTAAAACTATTGATTTTTCTCCTCTTTTGGAAAGTTTTGACCGTGTACTGGTTGCTCTTAACCCAATTGTGAATACTGTTGGCAATTTATTGCTTTGGTTATTAGAAAATGTACTTGAACCTATTGCTAAATGGGCGATAGAACAAGCGATTCCAGCAGTATTTAATTTAATTGCAGCCGCCTTAAAAGCTTTAAATAGTGTTATTATTGCGCTTAAGCCAATGGGAATATGGTTGTGGGAAAATTTTTTAAAGCCACTTGGAGAATGGACAGGAGACATTATTATAACCGCATTGGAAAAAATTTCAGAGTGGCTTGAAAAGTTTTCAGAGTGGGTTAATAAGAATCAATCATTGGTTGAAAATATTACATTAGCTATAGTAACCTTTTTTGCAGCTTGGAAATTTGAAGAATTTGTTTCGGGAGTAAAATCTATGATAAATACGTTGGGAGGGGCAAAAGGTCTTATACAAACACTTTCAACATTGGCATCAAAACTTGATTTTACTAGGCTCAAATTTGCAGGAATGGCTACGGCTATAACTGTTTTAGTAAAAGCAATATATGATATATATAAAAATTGGGATAAGATGTCTCCATCTGAGAAGGTTATATCTAGTATTTTAGCTGCGGCATCAGCAATAGCAATTTTGGCTGTTGCTGTAGGTTCCCTTTCTGGTCCGGCAATGGCTGTTGCTATTGGATTTGCAATTGCAGCAGGAATTGCTGCATCCACTATAGCATCTAATGCTGGTAAGCGTGCTGCATCTGCCGGATATTCTGGTGGGTATGGAGGAAGAAGTGCCTATCCCATGTCTGCCTATGCAGCAGTCCCATATAAAATGCCAATGCTTGCAACTGGTACAGTAGTGCCACCACGGGCCGGAATGTTTGCTGCTATCCTGGGAGATAACAACCGTGAAACGGAAGTAGTGTCTCCGCTATCAACTATGAAGCAAGCTCTTAAGGAAGCACTGGCAGAAAGCAATATATCAAGCGGAAACCAGATTGCTAAAGCAGAGCTAATACTTGATGGTACAAGATTTGGTCAGCTTGTAGTCAAATTCGGAAACAACGAAAAGAATCGTGTAGGTGTAAGAATGGTGACGGAGGGCAGCGTATAATGGCACGGAATGGAAACGGAGTATTTACCATAGACGGAGTTAATCTCCGCCTATGGGTAAAATCCTTAAAGCGAAATTTTTCAGTCGCAGATAGTGAAAATTCTGGACGTTTGCAGTCTTACCGGATGCACCGTGATATCATTGGTACATTTTATAATTACACCCTCGATATTGATGCAGAAAGAAGTAACCCAGCTGACTATGATACATTTTATGAAATTATCTCCGCTCCGGTCGAGTCTCATAATATGGTATTCCCATACGGTCAAGTTACCAAAGAGTTTGAAGCATACATAACAAGCGGGGATGATGATTTAAAAATCAACAAGAACGGAAAAGAAGGTGAGCGTAACCATTGGACTGGGTTATCCATTACCTTTACCGCTATGGAGCCGCAGAGGAGGCCGTGATGTGTTTTTAAAGCAATCCATATTATCTGACGCAGAACAAAATACTGAGGGATTAAAGATTGTTTATGACGACTTGGCCCCTTATGCCAAAGAAAATAGTACAGCATCCATTACAAGGCCTGGATTAAGACCGAGAATAGGGCTTCATCCAGGCCCTGGTTTACATCCGCATGGGACAATAATAGAGCAGGAATTTCCAGAATTAAAGCGAGATGATATTTCTTATCCCGGATATGCTCTATGCTTTCCACGGTTTTCTCTGCTTAATGGAAAGTATATCAATTTTCCAGATAATCCACTTCCGTATGGATATATAAGTCCAGAAGTATCAAATGAACAAGGATTGTTCGGATATGTTAAGCAAAGCCAAGGACTTAAGCCCCAAATAGGTTTGCATCCAGGAATGTTTTTATATCCTAAATCAACAACTGAAAAGATAATTGAATCCCCCATGCTTACAGTAACCTTTAATCAAAAATTCACCAGTGTAGGATTGCTCTTTACTTTTAATATGATGTCTGGAGATTATTGTACACGAATGAGAGTAAAGTGGTACTCGGATAATAACCTCTTGTCAGATATGGAGTTTTCCCCGGATTCAGTCAGATATTTTTGTAATAATTATGTGAGAGGATATAACAAACTGGAAATAACGTTTTTGCAGACATCAAACCCCATAAGGCCAGTATTTGTTACCAGAATAGATTATGGTATATACCGTGATTTTCTAGATAACGAATTATTGGAAAAAAACTGTTTGCAAGAAATCAATGCAATATCAGAAAGCATAAGTATTAACACATTGAATTTCACGGTAAGGACAACATCCAATATACCGTTTGATTTACAGAAAAAGCAGAAACTTACTTTATATTTCAACGGTGAGCTCATAGGAAATTTTTATCTTAAAAACGGTGCCAGGAAAAACAAAACGGATTACCATATGGACGCGCATGATGCAGTGGGCGTATTGGATGGCAATGAATTCGCTGGAGGAATATATACAGGCCAGCCGGTTTCTGAAGTATTAGAGAAAATATTTGAGAATGAAGATTTTAATTATTTGTTGGATGAATCATTTTCAGATATTCCTCTTTATGGATACATACCATATACCACAAAGAGAAACGCATTAGTATACATATGCTTTGCTATTGGAGCTATTGCAGATACAAGCAATTACGATGGAATTGTTATCTATCCGCAAGAAAATGCTTTGAGTGGTGAATTTTTGAATGATGAAGTATTTTCTGGGGTTACATTGGAGCATTCTGATATTGTCACTGGAATCCGGCTAACAGTTCATACATATCAAAAATCGGATGAGGCACAAGAACTATATAATGATACTTTGAATGGAACAGCAGAGGTTATTTTTAGTGAGCCTTATCATAGTCTTGAGATAACTGGCGGAACCATTGGTCAGTTTGGTGATAACTATGCTTACATAACCGGAACCGGTGTAAATGTAATACTAACCGGAAAGAAATACAACCATCTTACCACATCAATACTTAAAGAGAATCCCGATATTGTGTTTAACAAAAATATTCGCGAAGTAACAGATGCAACGTTGGTGAACAATGGTAATGCTCAGCAAGTACTTGAACGTGTATATGCATATTATCAGCGAGCAGAAAATGTTGTGGGAGATGTACTTATTGGAAACAAAAAATTGGGACAGAAAGTTAAGATTGATACAGATTACGATGGATACCGCACCGGTATCATTGAGAGCTACAATTATAGCTTTTCTCCAAACGAAATTAAAGCAGAGGTAAAAATACATGAGTAAGTATTTAGAATCCCTTATTTTTGACCGTACACAGACAGACATAATAGAATTGACCGACAAAGCCTACATTGATTATAAAGACCTCAACCGAATCGAACAGGCGATTAAATGGGTATCTTATGTTCTCAACCAGTATGGATATAGAAATATAACAAACAACAAGCTAAATTGGAAACCTGAGGACCATAGGACAGATAAAGAAATGGAACGTCTAAGAAAAAATATAGTTGCAATAAGAAATGCGTACTATACAGGCGATAGCACCCCTCTTACCCCGGAGAAAATAACATACACATCAATTTATCAGGCCAATGCAATAGAAAAAATCATTTATGATTTAGGTAATTTGATTGAAAAGTCATATCCGGGTCCACAATATTTGTCGTTTAAATTGGGAACCAAGGTTATAGGAAATAGAGGTATTAAGCTATGAATTTAAAAACAAATTTTAAAAATGACAAATTTTCTGGATTACGAAAATATAAGATGACCACAGATGCGTTAACCGGCCTAACAACGCTTGAAGATAAAACAGAGTATCAGGAAATAGGAGACATTTTTTCGGCTGATGACATTAACGAAACCAATAAGGCTGTATTACAAAACAACTCAGAAATCAAAGATATCAAAGGTATAAAAAGAATTATGGTTCCTTTGGCAAATTGGAGCACATCTGTCCCCTATTCACAGACAGTTGGTGTCCCGGGAGCTAAAGAGGACATTGGGCTTATTATTGGTGGTCCATATTTAGGGGATAAACCAAGCGCAAGCGTAGCCAGAGAGAGAAAAAAGGCTTTTGGATATGTCGATAGTGCTGAGAGCGGAAATGGAATTGTCACATTATATTGCTATGGCTCTAAGCCATCAACTGATTTTCAAATTCTTGTAAAAGGGGCGGGGAACTAGTATGGCAGAATGTATACTATATAACGGCGGTATGTTTAATAATGATTATCTCACTGCAAAACCAGAAGATGTCAAATATGGACAAACTTTTATTGGTGCAGGAACAGAAAATACACAAGAAGGAACTATGCCTACTTATTACAATGTGGAACATGATTTTCCCATTAACGGAAAGTTTTCTATTCCAGAAGGGTATTTTGTTTCAATAACATTAAAACAAGATATTCCAACATTGGGAGCACAATACGTTGACCCTTCCATCAATGGAACAACGGCTGGAGTTAAAGGAACATATATGACCGGCAATGTTTTTATTGGTGGTATATCGGGGATTTCAAGCGCTGTGATAAAAAAGGGAGTTAAAATAGGTCCATATATTGGGACATTTGAGGGATGGGTTGATTAAAAATGGCTGATTGCATAATTAAAAAGAATGGAGCTAATGCAGATACAAGTGATTTAACTGCCCTTCAATCGAGCGTAAAGGCAGGAAAAATATTTTTAGGTCGTGGAAGCGATGATGAACAAATTGGAACAATGCCGATTATACAACCTGAAAAGCATGAACTACAATTAAATCAGACGTTATCTTTAGGAGAAGGGTTTTATGAAGCTGGTAGTACAGTAACACAAAATATACCTACACTAGGTAATCAGTACGTTGTTCCAAGCGCGGATTTGCAAACAGTAGATACAGCTGGTAAATATATGTCAGGCGATGTTTTTGTTGAAAGACTACCGAATCTTATTGCATCAAATATAAAAAAGAATGTAGTCATTAGGGTAGGAGATACAACTATTGTAGGAACTTACGAAGGATATGAAAATGACGACCCATATACGCCATATTACAATGGTGTGTTTGCTCCAGGACAATCAATAAGCTCGTTTCCTTCCTTTGGGCGCAAAGGAGGAGCGTACTACAAAGGGGACGTGACATTTGGGCGGGATAACATTCATCTTGAGAATCCCCTTAGCACAGATTATGTAACAACAGCAATTGTATTTAATGTTCCTCTCAATTTTGATAATATCAATCGAATAACGTTAAAATATTCCCTCGCCAATGCATCTGGTGGTTGTGAAATGGTGCTGGCTACTGGATATGTTAGTGATTATATATATATGAGAGATTCTAGTGGCTCTGGAAAGGATTATAATGATGGACTAGGAGATTATTGGAGGAGAGAAATACCAAATACATCAGGCAATTTAAAAACGAATAGTTTTGATGTATCCAATATTACTGGAACACGATTTATATATATATCACTTTTTATGCGCACTACAGCAAGTACATCAGTTGTCAATATGACATTAAGGGAATTAAAATGCAGCATATAGGAGGAGAGCATGGCAATAAATGATTTAGAAAAAATGGACAACTATAATCCAACTAATTATGTAAATAATTCTGAACCGGATATTGATGCTGAACATCTTAATAAAACAGAAAATAAACTGGAAGAAACTGTTGAAAAAGCTAATGAAATAATTGATACACTAAAAGCATTAATTTCAACCGTTCAAACAAATTCACAAACCACAGTTCCGTCATCTTCGCTGGTCTATTCGATGCAGCAAGCAATCACAAAAAATACGGATGATATTGCTACTGCAAATAGCAATTTAGCAAAAACCAATGCAAAGGTGACTTTAAGCGGCGTCAAGAACATTAATGGGTTTACGGCTGTATATTCCGACCGAACCGACCGGGCATTCCAGCTATATTATGATAACGGTGAGATTGCGTCAATTGCATTTAACAACACCGGTATCTGGTATGATTTTTATGACGGTCAAAACTGGAAACAGGTTTGGAAGTTTTATAAGCCGACATAATTTATTAAAATTAAAACACAACACTTCCCCTTAATTTAACCGCAGATTCCGGTATTGCTGTCCCTTCCAACGTCAGCAGTTTTATTGTCCCATCTGACGATATTAATACCATAAGGAAGCGGTTCCCTGCAAAATCATATACATAGGCGCTGACATCCTGCTTTGGGGCATATTGGCTGGATATGGTTCCAATGACGGAATTAGCGATTGCCGATGTATAGACATATACCAAGGCAGAATAAATGCATTGTCCATTACTATATTTCGCCACATTATGATATCCGCTGGTGATATTTTCCGGTGCCGTTGAAACACCTGTAATATTGGGAATATTATAGGTCCCGATAATATTTTTGTTCGCTAAATTGCTATTTTATAATATAAAAACATACCCATGAAAGGAGTAAAATGAACCAATTAAAACTATCAAACAACACAAAATACGACTTAATAACAAACGGGGTGGAAGAATCAGGAGATTACCTAACCCTTTCGTTTCTTCCCGGCCTAGACAGTTTTGAAACAGTAGAAGTAGAATTCAATGCGACAAACACAGAAAAAATTTACATACTTGGTTTGAATGGTCAGCCGATGGAAGTAAAAACAGGATTTACCCGGTTGGTGGAGATGCAAAAGAAAATGGATTATGCCATATCCTATGAAACAGTAAATACCGGAACCGAAGAAGCGCCGAATTATGAAACCAAGGAAGTGAAGGATACCGTTATGGTAGTTAAACTTCGTAGGCCAGATATCCGGGATACAGTACAGACCTTGCAAGATACAGTGGATGCAATGATTTTAAGTCAGTTGGAGGTGTAATATGTATACAACGTTAAAAAGATTATATAACAATGGTAAAGGTCCATTAACTATTGATGAGCTTAACCGGGCTGTATTACTTGGATGGATTACAGAGCAACAGAAGAACAGCATAATTGGAGGATGATTATGAGAGATATCACATTGTGTCATCCACGCTTACAGCTTTTAGCAGGTCAGTTGGTGGATGAATGTAATAAACAGGGATTAAAAATTAAGATAGGAGAGACACTGCGGACTGTAGCAGAGCAAGATGCTTTATATGCCCAGGGCAGGACTAAACCGGGCAACATTGTAACTAATGCGCCTGGTAGTAGTTATAGCTCCTATCATCAGTGGGGAACAGCTTTTGATATATTTCGTAATGACGGCACTGGTGCTTATAATGAAATTGGTGGATTTTTTAACCGTGTAGGTGCTATCGGTGTATCTTTGGGACTTGAATGGGGTGGAAATTGGAAGTCTCCTGTAGACAAGCCACATTTCCAATTGCCTGATTGGGGAAGTAGCACATCTGGAATCAAAAAACTATATCGCACCCCGGATGAATTTATGAAAACCTGGGTGACAGAGGGACGCACTGGCTGGATTAAGGATAATAACGGCTGGTGGTACCGCAGACCAGATGGAACTTACCCGGCTAATAAGTGGTGTATCATAAATCACCATTGGTACTTATTTAATAAGGATGGTTATGCTTGCACGAGCTGGCACCGCTGGAATGGCAGCACATGTGACCCGGTTGACGGTTCGGGAGATTGGTATTACTTTGACCCGACACCAAACGGACCGTTTGAGGGAGCCTGCTGGCATAGTCAGGATAATGGGGCGCTGGAAATCTGGTACATAGAGGATTCTAACTCAATATAAAAGCGCCAGATTTTTACACTGACGCTTCTATAAATATTATACCATCTTCGGAAATATGCAACACGAAATGCAACACGGAGCCTGGAAACCGCATAAAACCGTTGTATTTTACGGGTCCGATTCCCGTCAGCAGCTTGTGGATAGCCTGGTATTTACCAGGCTTTTTTCTTTTTGTTCCGCATTGGTGAATACGTATGAAACTGTAAACGGGGCAGAGGAGCCAGTGGCTCGTGTCACTTGCCCATATTGCGGCAGGGAATTTACAACGGATATGGATTTTAAGGGATAGCCTGGACTGTCCCTTTTTTTCTGCCATGGCCACATGAGAATTGACGGCTCAATTCTTTGTACCCTTGTAAATATCTGGATTAATAATCTTCCCGGCCGGAGTATCCTTAAACAGGCGAGGGGAGGATAATTGTACCTAAAAAACAATAAATTTAATATGATTACAAAATAACCTAATTATTTATAAGAAAGAATAAATAATATCCGGGTAAATCCCTTCCTTTTTCGACATATTTATGATAGAATTTATACTATTCGGCAAATAGTTAATATTTACATGGTACTTTACATAATTTCCCAAGGTTGAGAACAGATGGGAGGATTTATTTTGGATATGGTTGGGGGTCTGGAGTCATAAAGAGAGCGGGCTCCCTTTTATATATTGGGCAGGGGGGATATAGATGTTGGACTGGGGCTTTGGATTAGGGGCTTTTGGGATGTTTTTCCTATATGACTGGAATCGGGTTTTTTTGAAAAAAAATGGCTTCGCCCCGCTTTTTGCGGCAGGCAACCTGCTGCTGGCTGTGGTGGGAGGAAGAATGGTGTATTCTTGTGTTTCCTCAGGGGTTAAGGGACAGTCAGTCTGGCTCCTTCCGGGCGCGTTTTTTCTGGCGATGCTGATTTATACGCTGTATTTTGCGCTGCCCTTTGACAGTACTTATTGCCAGGAGGCGGACCGGCACAAGGTCTGCCGCTCAGGTATGTATGGCTGGTGCCGTCATCCGGGCATATGGTGGTTTTTTGGCTGTTTTTTCTGTATGGGCCTGTCCACAGGGAATCCGAACCGGGTGATGCTCGGTCTGTGTCTTTCTTTTCTGAACCTTCTGTATGCCTGGTATCAGGACAGGCTTATATTTGTAGAGGAATTTTGCGACTACAGGGATTACCAGGAACAAGTACCATTTTTACTACCCAGACTGTGGAAAAGGCGGTGAACTGGAATGACATTTGAGGAAAAGCTGACCAATCAGGAATATGACAGGATATGGCAGGAATACTGCGGTTTTCTGGACCTGGACCTGGAATCCTATATGAAAATCCAGAGAAGGCTTTTGGAGGAGCAGATTGGACTCTGGTGCGCAAGTCCTCTTGGAAAGAAGATTCTAAAGGATAGGAGGCCGGAGAGCATAGATGAGTTCCGGTCCATGGTGCCGCTGACCACCTACGAAGATTATGCGGATGTCCTTCTTTTGAAAAAGGAGGACATGCTTCCTGATAAACCGATCATATGGATTCAGACCACATGGGAGGGCGGAAAGCATCCTATCAAGGTGGCGCCCTACACCAGCGGTATGCTGAAAACCTACAAGAATAATATCCTGACCTGCCTGATGATGGCTACCAGCAAGGGCAGGGGAAGCTTTGACATCGGAATCGGCGATACATTTTTGTATGGACTGGCGCCTTTGCCCTATATCACTGGCCTGATTCCACTGGGATTGTCGGACGAACTCCACATAGAGTTCCTTCCTCCGGTGGACGAGGCCGTGAATATGACCTTTTCCGAGCGGAATAAGAAGGGATTTAAGATGGGGCTGGGAAAGGGGATTGATTTCTTCTTCGGCATGGGCAGCGTGGCTTATTATGTGAGTATGAGCATTGCCAGCCTGTCTGAGGGCGGTAAGAAGGGCGGATCCTTCCTGAAAAAAATGTTTACCATGCCTCCTTCCATGACACTGCGGTATCTTAAGGCGAAAAAACAGTGTGAGAAGGAAGGACGGGGACTGATGCCTAAGGACCTGTTCAAACTGAAGGGATTTTTGTGCGCTGGAACAGATAACCGCTGCTATAAAGATGACCTGGAGGAGTTGTGGGGTATCAGGCCGGTGGAAGTGTTTGCGGGGACAGAACCCAGTTTTATCGGGACAGAGACATGGAACCGCAACGGACTTTACTTTTTCCCGGATGCATGCTTTTATGAATTCATACCGGAAACGGAAATGTACAAAAATCTGGATGATCCCTCCTATGTTCCCAGGGCCATATGTATGGATGAGGTGGCAGCCGGAGAAGTATATGAAATTGTCCTTACTGTGTTGAAAGGCGGGGCATTTGCCCGGTACCGGGTGGGGGATGTCTACCGCTGTCTGGGACTTGCCAGCAAGGAGGATGAGACGCGGATTCCCAGGTTTGAGTACATTGACCGGGTGCCGGATATTATTGATATTGCCGGGTTTACAAGGATTTCGGAAAATTCCATTAAGAATGTTATCAGCCTTTCGGGAATTGATGTGACGGACTGGGCGGCTCTGAAGGAGTTTACCGAGGACAGGGGAAGGCCCTATCTCCATATGTACGTGGAGCTGGCGCCCGGCTGTGTGGTGAACCGGGCCGTCAGCCGGGAACTTCTGAAGGAACACCTGACCATTTATTTTAAATACGTGGACCAGGATTACCATGATTTGAAACGGATACTGGGCATGGACCCGCTGGAGATAACCATTCTTCGGTGCGGCACCTTTGCATCCTACCGGGAAAAGACCGGAAAGACACTGAGGCATATCAACCCATCCATCCATGATATTCAGGAAATGATAAAGATGCAGGCAGCTTTTGACGGGCACAGGAGATACTAGGAGACACTGATTGTATGAGAAGCTATGTTTTTATATCCATAACAGCTTTATATTTCTATACCTTTCTTATGCTGGCTTTTATGTCGGCTAAGAAATCACGGCTGATTCGTGATTTTATCGCTGTGCTGGGCGCCATGATTCTGTGGACCGGCGGCTCTCTTTTGATGAGGCTCCGGGCCTGGCCGTCCTATGAGCTGTGGTTCCATCTTTCGCTGGCAGGAATCAGCCTGGTGCCATGTGCGTTTTTCTGCTTCATCAGGGATTTCTGCGGCCATAAGGCCAAAGGCTCCCACAAAATGTGGCTGGTGCTTATCCTTCTGGTGAATCTCTATAACATATGGACAGGAAGCCTGGTCCAGCCGCCCGCCATCGAGTGGAACGGGGCCAGCGCCGTGTTTGTCTATCATATGGACTGGCGTGCCAGCATTATGTACGGACTCTGCTTCCTGGTAATCATACATACAGCCGCCATCATATGGAGCAGCCGGAAAAACAGGGCCCTTAAGGCCAAAGTGGTTCCGCTGCTTTTAGGCATATTTCTGCTTTTTGCGGGAAATATGGCTGTGCCGCTGTTCAATGGTTTCCCCATAGATATCCTGTCAGGGATTCTGAATGCAGGGGTGATGTTCTATACCCTTTATTCCAGGCACGTGTTCCGCATGACACTGCTGGTATCCAGAGGCAACTGCTATATCATTGCCATGGCAGTAAGCGCCCTGGCCTTTTATAATGTGGCTCAGACTCTGGACGGCATCATCCGCAGGGATGTGCCAATGCTGGCGCCCTTCAGCGTTATGATTGTGGCTACTATGACCATGATGGTCACCCTGTTGATTTACATTGTGGCCAAGGGATTTTTTGACCGGATTTTCATTAAGGAAGAGATGAGCCAGACAGAACGGCTCAGCGAATACACGGCCATTGTGTCCCAGTCACTCAGACTGACGGAAATCCTCAATGCCCTGGTGAACGTCATAGGAAGTACCCTGCACACAAGGAAAATTTATATTTGCATCAAGGATTCACAGGGAAATTATCCTGCGGTGTTCAGCAGCAGTCCCCTGGATGACAAGAATTTTTCTCTGGCAGGCAGCGCGCCGCTCATCAACTGGCTTAAAAGCCATGACTCCTGTCTGCTGCTTAAGGATTTCCGAAGGACCGTGGAATACAAGTCCATGTGGGAGGAAGAAAAATACCAGATGGAGGTCCTTAAGATTGAGTGTATCCTGCCTCTTAAGGGCGGGGACGACCTGGCCGGACTGGTGCTTATGGGGGGCAAGGAGAAGCGGGGAAAGATGCGTGCCGGGGGGTATTCCGAGGAGGACATCATATTCCTTAACTCCATTGAATCCGTCAGCTCCATTGCGGTAAAGAACTCCAGGCTCTACGAAAAGGCATATGAGGAAGCCAGGACAGATGAGCTTACCGGACTTTTGAACCGGAAATATTTCTGCGAGACACTGGAGGAAAATTACGTAAAATGCAAGCGCACTTCCCTGGCCCTTGTCATCTTCAACGTGGATGATTTTAAGCTGTACAACCAGCTTTACGGCAATCATGAGGGAGATAAGGCACTGGTGCATATTGCGCGTATCATACAGGGGACTGTGGGGGATAACGGTTACTGCGGACGTTACAGCGGCAAGGAATTTGCCGTTATCCTGCCTGACTATGATATCTATTCAGCGCAGAATCTGGCTGAGAATATTTCACGGCAGATTCAGAACATGAATCTGGACTGTACGGATACTTACTTAAAGCCGCTGACTGTCAGCTGCGGAATCTGCGCTGCTCCGTACGCGGCAGCGTCCATGAATGAGCTCATATCCAATGCGGACTGCGCGGTATACCATGTGAAGCGTTCCGGAAAGAACGGAATCCGGGTATACTCAGACGGAATCATCGGTGTGAGGGATACGGATGAGGGACTGGCAAAGAAGCACCGAAGCATGTATTCCGAATATGCTCCAACCATCTACGCCCTGACGGCTGCTATCGACGCAAAAGACCACTATACATTCCAGCATTCCAAGAATGTGGCTTATTATGCCCATGCCATGGGGCAGGCCCTGAAAACCAGCGAGGAGTACCAGGAGATTCTTAAGGAGTCAGCCCTGCTTCACGATATCGGGAAAATCGGGATACCGGAAAATATTCTGAACAAAACCGGCAAACTGACGGACGAGGAGTACAGCACCATGAAGCGCCACGTGGAGGCATCCGTGGAAATCATACGCCATCTTCCCTCCATGGATTATGTGATTCCCGCTGTCCTGGGACACCATGAGCGGTATGACGGAAGGGGATACCCCAGGCGCATCGCAGGGAAGGATATTCCTCTGGCGGCCAGAATCCTGTGCATTGCAGATTCCTTTGACGCCATGGTATCCAAGCGCAGCTATAAGCCCAGCATGTCGGTGGAATTCGCGGTCAATGAGCTGGAACGGGGCGCGGGAACACAGTTTGATCCGGAGCTGGTGCCGGTATTTATCGGCCTGGTGAAGGATGGAATTATCAGGCCGGTTCTGAATGAAGGGAACGGCGTCTGCGGCAGGGAGCTGGAAGGGACGGATGCATGACGGTGATATGGGGAATGCAGCTGGAAAGGTATAAGTAAAAGGCCGTGGGGAAAATCTATATAGAAAAGCCTGTTCACACCATCATGCGGCGTGAACAGGCTTTTTGGTGCGCCCGGCGGGCGCACGTTCTAACGGGTGAAAGTCCCTGACCCGCCCGGCAGTGGGAAGGGTGCAGCCAATGGCAAGGGCGTCATCGTGAGGTGGGGTCTGAAGGAAGCCGGAGGCAAACCAC